TCTCTCGTAGCGTTCGTTATCTCGAACCTTGGCGAGTTCTTGCCATTGATCTTCGGCGGAGCGATAGAATAAGCCGCTATCGGTTTGGCCTACTACTCCCATATCCATAAGGCGGGAGAGAGCAGAGGTTAACGTTTGGTGGGCTATGCCCATAGAGCCGCGTAATTCGTCTAGGTTCTTCGGCTTATCGATTAGGGCGCGGTAGATTTTAAGTTGCTTGGAGCGGTACTCTCCGCTTCTAATTTGCTTTATAAAGGCTTCTCGGCTTTGCTTGCTCATGGCTTTAGATTAAATAAGCCCCGACCGAAGCCGAGGCGTTGGGTTAGTCAATTAATCGCGGCGCTTTCATTGTGGTGCAGTACATCGCATCGAATCCTTCTTGCCCTTCGAATGAGTTGTAAACGTATCCGCCGGCAACCAATGAACCGAGAACGCCTTTCTGATATGGTGTGAGTCCTGCGCCGTCGAATTCGCTGTAACCCATTCCAACGCCGTCATTCTCGCCCTCTTGTATGTCCTTTATCATCGCTCTTTGTAACTGTGTCATGATTCTGTGTGTTTGTTTTGTTTAGGTAAATAAAGCCCCGACCGAAGCCGGGGCGTTTGGGTTTATTTTAAGGCTTCTAGCTTTTCAGACGATGTAAGTAGGAGAGAAATACACTCTTCAGGACTTTTAACGGTTAACTTGCTCATTTTTAGTAGTTTAAGTAATGTTCTAGGTTTCTTACCCCCTTGGGGATATGCTAAACTACGAAGAAATATCTTCTCTACGCAAAAAATATTCGTTAATTCTCTACTTTTTTTGTTTGGCTTACCTAATTCGTACCTTATGGCTATGAATATTAAACCAATAAAACAGAAGGCCCGCGCCTTGAACGCGGCTCTAGGAACTAAGGATTTCGAGAAACTACATGGCTTAACCTTTGCCCAACTCGTTAAGATGTTTGGCAAGCCGGTTCTAAATTTTAGCGATAATCCCGGAGGGGGAGGCCGTAAGAGGCTCCTTAATACTTGCTACCGTTGGGTACTTGACTACGGAGGCGAGCCTATTTGCGTTTTTGATTGGCGGAACCCTAGCCTCGATTACGTAGAGAACGATCTTAACGTATGGATGGTTAGCGCCTCATCTTTGAAAATGGCGAACCTTGCTATCGAAGAGATAAAGGCTCAAGCTAAAAAGCCCTCCCCTAAAAAGAGGAAGGCTATCAAGAATTTAGAAGAGTTCGAGAACGCTCCCGCTTAGGTAACCTAACGGGATAAAAAGGCCAAGTATCGAACCCCGTTTATTTTTTTCTGTTCTTTCCGAATACTACCGCTTGGAGGATTCTCGATAGTACGTTAACTACCTTATCATCCTTAGTAGTTTCGGTAAGAGCGGTAAGAGTTCCCGCCGCTGTAATTAAAGCTAGAGCGATTTCCGCCCAATTTTGTACAATAAATTGCATGATTATAATTTAATACATCCATATAAATGGCTGGCCTTTATCTAAAGACGTATCCAAATGGATGAAGTTTTTACCTATTCCAATTCTAGTAAAGCCTACCGATACGGCAGACGCTACTATTAAATATCTTTCCGAACTATTACGGCATCGGATATCTGCCGCCTTGCCTACTAGATGCGCGGAGTTTTCAGATACCGGATAGCCCTCTTCTTTTAATTTAGCCTGATGGTTTTCCGTTCGAAATCCGCTAGTCACTACGAAGGGCATCCCGGCCCTGTGCCTACAATGATCGAGCAAAGCAATAAAATCGAAGTCCATTACTTCACCGGATCCGGGTAGATCGGGGCTATCGAACTCGCTACTCTTAAAGTACATCGCCTCCATTACTCGATTCCCTTTTTAGCCAGAAGAATTTTAATCTCGTTAATGCCTTCTACGAGAACATCGAGGGTAGCTTGTACCTTCGTTTCTTGTTTCTCTAATGAGAGAACGCGGCTCTTTATCTTAACGATTTCGTTCTGCATCTTAATGTAAGTTGCTAGAATCCCGGATGCCGCCCCTATCCCTACCGAGATTAATTCATAGTTCATGGTAATAACCCTTGTATGGTTTCTATTTCGCGTTGTGTTAAACCGTCTGAATCATGGGATAATTGCATACCTACCGATACGGCCTCTACGTATGTTCCTAATACGTGGGTTATGAAGAGTTTTGCTCCGGTTACGTTTACTACCCCATCGATTTGTTCTTGCGTGTATTCCATTATCCAAAGTTATAAGTTGCGTTACTGCTAGTATTTATTCTTGCCGAGGCTATTAGGGTTTCTTCGCCTGAGAATGCCCCTGTATTGCTTGCCATAAATAACGCATAAGCCGCAGAAGGCGTAGAGTAACTTCTAAACGTCATACTTGACATAGTTGGCACTGTAGGAAAAATAGTAGGATCAAAATAAAACCCGTTGTAATTCCTTGCAGCGGTAGGAACTGATAGAGTCCAACTCCAACTGTTGAGATTACTATCAAACGCTTTGTAGGCTGCGTAGCTTGAACTATACACGTAATCCGAATCCACAAAATAACCGCTAGATTCTCCGCTGCTATCGCTTGTTAGATTGGCAGGGTATTGCGTTCCCGTTTGACCTGCACCGCTATAGATTCTAAAGTTCATAATTCCAAACCAACCCGTACTAGGTGTAGTTCCGTTAGAACTTCCATAGATGCGAAAGTATCTAAACCCTAAAGCGGATTTGGTATATGTAGAGGTTACCTCCGCGCTTTGTATAAAATCCCCAAATTCTTGCGCTCGAACCTTTATCGTTCTTGTTAAAGATACATCCGCCGTATCAGCCCACGCAATAGAAGTATCTGGAGTAACCGTATTAACAATTTCTACTCCATTTCTTTCTACTATTACTTGGAAAGTTGGATCTGTATAAGAGCCATGATTAGTAATTGTAATACTGTTGTTAAAGTAAGTAACGCTATTCTCTACCGTAAAAGTAGGGCTAGGGCTTGCCGTTCCGCTACCGCCTTGCGTAGTAAAAAAGCCGTCTACGTTATCTATGTTGCTCGTGCTTTGTCCTGAAATACTTGCCATTTCTTAACTTATTTCGATCCACTCCTGCGAAGGGTTAAAAAACAATTGATTTGTTCCCACTTTATAGCCCATAACTCGGTTAACATTTCCCGTGCTGCTTACCGCTGTAGTGGTCATTCGTCCAGTCGCTGTACTTAAATAAACTACATCTCCAATGCTGCCACCTAAAGCGGTAGCTACGTGAACGATTCCGCGTATGCACATTCCATTCGCACTTGACGTGCCCGTCGCAACCGCCATCATTCCAGAGGCTGCTGAAACCGAAGTTGCTACTGCGCTTGTCCATGCACTTGCACCCAAATAATAAACGTAGCCTGCATTTAATCCTGTAGTTGTTGTAATCGTTACAACCTCTGCATTTAGCCCTAAATCGCCTGCACTACTTGCGCCCCCTATTGATGTTTCAATTTTGCTTACAGCGACAGAAGAACCGTTACCGCTTAATTGTCCTGTCGTGCTAATAGCACCTGTTACGCTTAAAGTGCTACCGTTAAATGTAAGGTTTGCCTCTCCGTCCAAAACATCGCTGGAACTACTGCAAGCTACTAGCCTATTTGCTGCCTGACTATTTACACTAACTCCACCCGATGCTGTAGTAAAAGATAAATTACCTGATCCATCAGTTGTCATAACCTGACCATTTGTTCCTGTATCATCAGGAAGAACTAGCGTATAATTAGCCGCAGCACTATGGGGAGGCGCTTGTATTTTTACTCCGTGGGTATTTACCTCGCAGTTAAGTTGGATTGCTGCGCTGTTCGTTGCTCCTTTTACTTCTAGTACGCCTGTGCCTTTTGGCGCTATTACGATGCTTCCGTTAGTTACTGAGGTATCTATTTCGAACGCTTGAACATCGAGGTTTCCTCCTAGCTGAGGAGTAGTATCATCTACTACCGCAGCAATTCCTCCGCCGCTTCCGTTTGCCGCTGCTGTTATCCTGCCTTGAGCATCTACCGTTATATCGGCGTTCGTGTATGTACCGGCCGAAACGGCTGTATTTGCTAGTGCAATAGTTCCGGTAGTAGTAATAGGGCCTCCGCTTAATCCCGTTCCCGTTGCTACGTTAGTTACCGTACCTGTTCCTCCGCTCGAACCATTGGCCGCGCTTGTTATTCTACCTTGAGCATCTACGGTAATATTCGCGTTAGTATACGCCCCGGCGCTTACGGCTGTATCGTCTAGGTTAACTACTACGTTACCCGTTGTAGGGCTGGCAGTTAGCCCCGTTCCCCCGGTTACATCATCTACGGCGTTAACCTCTGCGCCAGATGCGATTCCGTCTAGTTTGGTTTTATCCGCCGCACTCATTGAACCGGCTGCGCCTGTAGTAGCCGCCGTAATAGAGATAGCCGGAGCAGTACCGCCCGAAGAAACAATAGGAGCCGTACCCGTTACCCCAGTTAGTGTACCCGATGGCGTAGTTTGTAGCGCCCCGGTTCCGTCTATAAATTGCGAAGTAGTTCCCGCGCCTGTAATCGCAAGGGTTCCGCTAGTAGTAATTGGCGATCCGCTAACACTTAGAGCAGATGGAACGGTTAACGCTACACTAGTAACCGTACCCGTACCGCTACCCCCAACTCCAAGGGTTGAAACCTTAATTTTCTTAGTTTCATTTCCTGAGATATCTACGATTGCTAGAACATCGTCGTTTGCCGGGGTTACCGTCAACTCGTTTAGGGCCGTTATTTTCGTATTTGCCATCTTGCTTCTTTAAGTATTCCCGTAGGAGTTCCTCGTTATTTGTTCTAGCCTTACCCATAAGCGCAACCTAGGGCCGCTCGCAAGCGGAGGCGTTCCTCCCTCGTCAGGTTCGGGTTATAATCGATATTCAAACCGCCGAAATAATTTCTTCTGGTACGGTGCAATTCGCCCGCCGCTTCTTGCCCTAACTCCGGGTATAGTCCGGTATTATTATCGATGTATCGGATTAGCCTTTGAATATGGAATTGGCCCATCTCCGTACTTGAATCAATTAGAGGCCGGATATCTTGATAAGATGCCGGGGTACTCTGTTCGCTCGACATTATAACCGTAGAGTTATTCACCATCCTTACCCGTAGGAAAGGCATTAAGCCCGCAAAGGAAAGAGGAACTAGAGCCGGAGAGATATAATCATTCAGCAACGTAGTTTCCGCCGCTGTAGCATCTGCATTAACTACGGCATTTGCCAAGGCGTTGTAAAGGCTCTGGCCGATTGCTGGAAGTATCCAACGTTCTTGCGCCGTCTTAATGTATGGCGCTATAAGGTTATCATCTACAGAGCCGCCTAAAGCGGTTTCTATTTTGACCTTAGAAGGCGATACGAATAGGGCTAGGTTACTCATTAGTTCGGTGTTCTTTCTGTAGTGAATGGGCCTCTACCATCTACGAAACCTCGATCTTTCATATCGCGCGGTAGCTTGGCTACTTTAGGATCGTTCTTTTCTAATGCCGGTAGGCCCGCCTCGCGGAGTATCTTACGCGCTTGATTTACGCTAATCTTCTTATTTCCTTTTCTTAGATAAGTCCTACGCTCAAAGAAATGCTGGCAAGATCCCCCGCCTTTGTACAAGAAAATCGGGTACGTTGCGGCTCCTCCTTCTCCCCAACCGGGGTTAACGGCCTGATCGGAGGCGGCTTCTAAATCAGATCGGCGGAATACCTTACCGCGCTTACTAGCCGCTACCATCATCTTACAGAAAGAGCGAGATTCGTTATTGTACTTCTCTCCTTTCTTTGGGCCGCTTGTATGCGTTCCGGAGGTTCCGGTTACGTGAGGCATATAGGCATATCGTACCTTAATTAAATCCCTATCGTACTTCTTATCTACCTTTCTAGAATCTCCCTTGGGCATAGAAGCGGAGAACTTAAATAGGGTATCTAGTTTTTCTTCGTGTTCGTATACAACCTTACGCGAATCGATTAACTCGTAGCCTTCGGGTTCATCCTCGGCGCGGTTTACTAACCATTCCGCAACCCCTTCGCCAGCGCCTTCTTTAGAAAGCATCGTACTCAACCCCGTAGCCGCTCCGCTAAAAAGTGAACGCGCATCTACTTGGTCAATGTTTAAGAATTGGACTAAGAAGAGAATAGCTTGCTCGCTAGTTAAGAAGCCTTCTTTAACCTTAATCATGATATCCAAGGCGGCGGATATCTGCGCCCCATTATATGAGGCATCGGCTTCGGCGGCTGCTTCTGCTACATCCGGATCGATAGCCGGATCTACGCTTATAGTTGGCTCTTCCGTAACTACTCGCTCTACCTCTATTCCTTCTCTTTCTTGCTCTTCTGGAGTAAGTACCGCTACGCTTTCTACTTCAATGAAATCGGCTGGCTTGAGCGGGATAAAGAACAGATCTAAATCTATCCCATTAATTCTAAAGATATCGTTAAGATGCTCTAGTAAAACCGTTTGGAAACTAGCGATAACCGTATTCGTAAAGAGGCTATAGCTATCTTTCAATTCATCGGCGTTATTTCCAAAGCCCGAACCATCTCCACGGATGCCGAATAGAAGCGGGGAAGTAATGCGAGAACCCGCGAGGATTTTCGTAGTACACTCGGTAGAAAGGAACTGATACATACCATCGGCTCCGTTTGTATCGATAGCCGTTAAAGTTGGTTGGTCTTCCGATGATTCATTAAACGAAATCAGTACTCGGCCCGCGTTAGTTGAGCCAGAGAATTTTTGATTAATCTTCTGCTCTACTATCCTTCTCTCTTCATCTGTAGGGATGCCGTTATTCATGCTCAGGAGCATCGAAGGAAAGAGGCCGTTTTGGATATTGTTAAGGTGAAACGCGCTAATCTCTCTATCCAGTTGGATATAGTTTGTAGCCCCTACGTAATCCGGTAAGCCATAGTAGAAAACTCCCGGATGGTAGCTTTTAATTTGGAATATCTGAGCCGGATCGGTTCGATCCTCAGTATTAAAAGCGGGATAGGCTACCGGGGCATACTCCGATTTCCTAGCCATATCCCAACGGGAACTAATGTAGTAGGTATCTATTCGACCATCGGAAGAGGCTAACCCACTTCGCACCGTTTGCGCGGGGATATGCCGCATCTCGGCGATTTCTGTTCTGGCTCTATTCCATATAACGAATACATAGCATTGGCCGTAGAGTTTCATATCGAAAGAAATCCTACGTAATAAATCGCGATCGCTACTCTTTAAAAGGGCTTGCAGTTTTAACCATTGCTCGCGCTTCTCTATGCTATCATCCCAATCGGTAGCGCCTAGGCCATCGCCTGCAATCATCTCGCTCACTCCGTTAACTACGGCGCTTTGCAATGGAGAGCCTAGGTAGAGATCGCGTAAGTAATCGCCATAAGCGTTATCGGCTCCGTAATCTACGTACTTCTTTCCCGGCGTTTCAACGAATAACGGAAGTTCGTGAGAGGGTAAATCGAATAGGGAAAAATCGTGCTTCTTGCTCATTCGGTGTAATAGGTATACCCCTCTACGGAGTCAGGATTAGAAGTATAGGTAGCCTCGGTAAATGGGCCGTCTTCATCTTGGAGAAAAGCTAAGCCCGAATTTACAATAGATAACCCCGATGGGCTAAGATTGAACTCTGTTACTTGCGCATAGATATTATAGGAGTAAAATCCCTCTGGATATTTAGGCCCGCTTAAATCATAAACAGGAACAAGCCCTTGCGAGGTATCAGTTCCGGCTACAAATCCAAAGAATACCCATCTAGGGCGGTTCGCTGTTACAGTTGTTGCAATGGAAGAAGCTATATATGCCACTTCGTTCGTGCTATTGCTGGTTAATTCTAACAGAAAAGAAGTTGCTGTAGAATCTAAATCCGTAAATTCAACAGATTGCGCGGATCCCGTTAAGGTCGTGCTTTTATTCTTCCTAAGTACTAGCATCATCTAAAGATAGAAATACGCTTATTCCGTTCGACAAAAGAAAAGGGCCACCATAACGGCGGCCCCAATCTATAACCATAAACCAAAACAAAGTCTTACGTTCCTACCGTAATAGTAATATTAGCCGGTGTAGTAATCCCATCGAAAGGATACTTCGTAGTTCCAACTCCCCCCGTAGGCTTGAGAAGCAGGAACGAATCTGGTTCGATACCCGTTAGCGTTAAGTTGATCCCGGTTAACTCTGTTCGAGTTGCTCCGGTTTGAACTACTCCGGCGGTAACGTCCATGCCGTGCCGCAAGCCGCAAGCCCAAACGTTATCGTTATTATCTAAGCAGAAGGCCATTAGTTGCCCTTGGGCCATTGCTTGGATTTGTTCGGCATCTTTGATCTTCACTTGTTGCAAAGTAAAGGCCAACACTTGCTCGAAACTCGTTGTACCCGTTGCGCTATCCGCTCCGATATTCACCGTAAGACCGCTAAGATCGGGGCGTAAATCGTATTCGAATACCGTGGTAACGGGTAGTTCATCTACCTGGTTGAGAGTACCGGCGCTAGTGTTAAGAGTAAAGGCGTAATCTTCGATAAAGTTAGCGAGGTAAATTCGCTTCAGCCCTCCGATTGCATCCTTACACTCAACAAGCCGCCCGGCGTTGATGAGGCAAGCCATGTTATTAAGTAAAATCGAATCCTACAACACCATCGCCCGCTACTGCGGTTTGTACTCCTACCGCGAAATCCATTGAAACTTTTACGTTATCGCTTCCATCGTATTGATATACGGGAATCAATGCCGCTTGTTCGTTTCCAGAGTATGCGTTAGTACCTACTACGAGGTTATCGGGATAAGTGAATACCATAACATCTACAGCATTTGGAATGCCCGGCGTTGGGTAAACGGGGTAGCCCAAGTAAGTAGCACCTTCCATAGACTGATTAAAGCCGGGGCCGGTGTTCTGCGCTGCCATTGCTTGCAAGTAGAAAGAGTATGCTTCGTATGAAACGTAGAAACCGCAACCGGGCTTCTGCAAAATTCCCGGTACTGCTTGAGCCGCCGCAAATACTCCGTTCATATGGCCGAGGATGGTAGTAGCAGTCCAAGCCGTACCCCCCGTATCATGCTCGATAAAGCCCTTACAAGCCGATGCATCAATACCCGCCTCGTTAATTGTTCCATTATTAGAAAGGAAGCCGAGAGGGAAAGTAGTTGTAGCACCTTGCCAGAGAAGATTTTCCAAAGATGTTCCGGCTTGTGCCGCTGTTGAACTCAAAAGGAAATCGGCAAACGATGGCGGGATATCTCCGTTACGTTGCATCCGGCCTTGAGCCGCCATCCATGTAGGGAAGATAGTACCACGGCAAATTGTTTCCTTCACCATAAGAGAGTTAACCTCCAATACTTGTTCGGTAAGAGCGAGATCCGCTCCATCCGTTCCCGCACAGGCGGAGGCTTGGATTACATCCGTAAAGGCTAGGCCGCTAATAACGGCTTTACCTACAACCCCTTCGATAAGGCGGCATCGGTCTTGGTTAATTGTTTCCGCACCGAGAACGGCGGCGGTAACGTATGGCAAGGCAAGTTCGCCGGCATACGTGTTTACTGAAGCATCGATATCGAAATCGTACTTTTTAGAGAGAGCGTTATTCATCGGTTCTCGTTAATGATTTGTAGAGCGCGTTCTACTGCGTTAAAATTGTTTCTTTTCCCTTCTGGCTTGCGCATAGCCGATAGGTTTTCTTTATTGCCTTCCGGCGTTACCGCTACCGGATTGGCGGCGGGTTGGTTTTCAAGATTGGCGATACGCTTAGAGAGCGCCTCGAAACCTTTAGCGATTTCGCTTAGTGCCTCTGCATTCATATCCTCGCGTACATCTTCCTTTTCATCTGCGATTCCATCCTTATAGCCTTCTTCTTCGGCTTCGGGAATCGTTTCCATTTCCATACTATCGCCGTATACGTCCATAACGAAAGCGGTAATAGTCTTAGCCAAGCCTTCCTCTACATTGAAGCGGGCAACAAGTCCAGCTAGAACTTCATCGTACTTCATTAGTTCGGTATCGGCTGAGGCTTCTACCTCTACTACTTCGCCATCGTCTACGGTAGCTTCCGCGATGCGGTTGTTTTCGTCTATGATGATTTCTTTACCATCGTCGAGTTTATAAGTACCGGCATCGAGAGGAACGCTTTCCCCATCATCCGAAAGGAGGGAAACCATAGCCCCCGGATCGAAGGCATCTCGTTCTGTTGCGATTTTCCGGCCATCATCTAAGCGAGCCTCCGCGTAAAACTCGCGGCGTTGCTCTTTGGAGAGGGAAGTTACTGCCTCCCGGATTTGATCTAGTACGCTCATATCTTGGGTTTTCTATTCTGAGATATTCCCAGAGGTTAAATTGTTTGAGTTTTAACTACCATATTTTGCTTTGATTGCTCCGCAAATCTTCTCCGCCGTTTCGCGGCTACCGTATTCCGCCATCTGTTCGGCTATACATTCCTCCCACGGATACGCCTCAAGTTCTAACTTTTCGAGTTGGTTTAACTTACTCTCGGCCCAACTCTTCGCGCTCTTACCTCCCCAAAGAAGATAGGAGATAGTTCCGCAAGCATTAGGATCCTCCGGATCGTAGTTTGCTTCGGCGCGAGATAAGTAGCTAAACATCCTAGAAATAGTTTCCTCGGTAATCGCTTCGCCTTTTGCTAACTGTTGCGCTCGAACTTTACCGGTTTGCGTTGCGCATTTGTTGCCGTTGGCTTCGTTTAGTTCGATGCCTCTCTTAGCGTTATTCTTTACCGCATCTGGATAATCGCTATAGCTTTCGAAGTTCTCTTTTTCTCCCGCTTCCATAGCTACGATAATGCTTGGCCCTTCGTACTCTATCGCTTGTTCATGGTTTTCGCATGGCATATAGAAATCCGTTCCCGTTAAATTGTGAACGTGAGAGCCAGAGCATCCGATAGTTTCAGCGTATAAGTTAGCCTCGAACTCGCTCGCAAATAGCGGAGCGCCATCTAAGAAATCGATAGGAACGAGCGCCTCCTTAACTGCTAAGGTTACCTCTTCTAAGGTTGGGCCTTCTTGCATATGAACTAAGCGATCTACAAACCAACCTTCGATAGAGAAGCCTCGGTATTCTCCTCCCTTTACTTGATTCCAAACCTCATCATTATGCACCTTAACCGAAACCATCCAAGTACCTACGGGAACATCGAACCCATAGAGTGCGGCTTTATCCTTCTTAGAGTCTTGTACTATCCAACTCTCGAAAACGGAGAGGCCGTTTACATCGTCTTTATGTTCTACCGTATAGGCATCGGTTCGCTTCTCCTTTAAGAATAGTTCCGCCGCTTGCGCTACAGTAGCCTCTGAAAAGTAAACCTCGTACTCTTCGTTATTCTGCTGGTCGAATCTGGGGATATTCTTATTCGGAATAAGGGCTGGGCCGATTAGTAGCCGCTTCTCTTCGTCAACTTGGGCGAAGGTAAATCGCTCTCCTTTATTGAGGAAAATAAAATGCTCCTCTATGGCCGGGCTAAAAACCAAACTAATGGCCTCTACTCCGAATTGTTCGCTCTCTTCGTCTATGAGCAGTTCTAGTTTTTTCATCTTACAAAGTGGATTGAATCGCTAACTCGGCATCGAGAGCCTGAGCGTTAGATATTTCGTTACTGATTACAAATGCTTGCACGGGTTTAACCTCTGGAGCGGTAAAATCTATGGCATCTCCTTGAGGTATTAAAGAGCCTACATCGGATCCCACTTCTTGCGGGGTAGGTATAGTAGCCGATCGAGTACCGGTATCCCCTCCGCCGTCAGTACCTCCGCTAGTTTGGAATTTCTGTTTTCGAATCTTAGCTACGTTAGCCAATCCGGCCGCTGTAGCAATACCTGCCGCGATTGCCGCCCGAATAGGGCTATCTGGGGTAGCCGTCAACTGTGAACGGTACGCCGCTATCGCGCTCTCGTAGGTAGTTATTAATCCTTGCGCGGTTGCTATGGCTTTATTTCTTTCGAATGCTCTACGTTGCGCCTCTTCCGATTCACCGGCAAACGTATCGCTTAGGCTCATCAGGACGTTAAGAGTATCCTTAGTAGCTTTAATCCTAAAGGCTTCGGTATCCCGTTGCGTTTTAAGGGTAGCCGCATCTAATCGTTCTTGTTCTGCTATGGCGATATCCGCGTACTTCTTATCGATAGCCGCTAGTTCTGCCTTTTGCATTTCTCGCAACTCCGCTTCGCCTCTACCGAACTCATCAGCCAGAGCAAACTTTGCTTCGTAATCTGCAACGATTGCCGCGTACTCCGCTTCCCTTTCCGTTTGCATAGCCGCATCGAGTTCTTCGCTACGCTGAAAACGGGCCTCCTCTTCTGCTAATGCCTGATCCCTTATAATATTGAGTTTATTATTTAGGGTGGTTTGCATCTCCGCCGATTCGGTACGGATGTTAATTAAGGCCGCTTCAAGATCTACTAGCCTTTGTTGGTCTTCCTCGGTAGACTCGCTTAGGGCCATCGTTTCCTTTTGAATCCTTACCTCTTCTTCTGCCAGTCTTTGCCGCTCGCTCATTAAGCCCTTTTCGATATCGATAGCCTTTTGGGCGGCCTCTAGTCTTTCCTCTAGCGTTCGAGTAGTATCCTCCGCGATTAGGTTGTACTCTTTAATTTGCGCTCTACCTTCTGCGAACTCTAACTGCAAATCTCTCTGATCCTTTCGCAGTTGAATAGATGCCGCAGATAATTTAGAAGCCGCTGTAGCCGCTTCAGCCATCGCTGGCGCTACCTCATTAACTACCTTAACTACCCCATCTACAGCCAAAGCAAGGCCGGCCGTTAATGGGTTTAATCTTGTAACGCCTTCTCCTAGTTTCTTCGTTCCTTCTAATGCGGCATCCGCCGCCGCGCTCCATTCGCCTTCGAATACTAGCGAGATAGATTTACCGAGTAAGCCGAGGCCGTCGATAATGTTTTGTATCTGATCGGTAACGTAAGTTTTAACCGTCTCCGCGAATCCTTGGATAGCTTCTACCGGATTAAGGAAGGCGTTAACGATTGCCTCTCCAAGACCGGCGGCGATATCTGTAATAACATCAAAAGCCGCCCCTAAGCCAGCCGTAACTTTTTCGAGCATCTCCGCCCCTCGTTGCGTTTTGGTAAACGCCGCTACCAAGGCAGTAACCGATAATACAACCGCTCCGATTCCGGTAGCAATAAGAGCCGTTCGCGTTAGCTTCAGCCCTTTAATAAATGCCTTAGTTCCTTGGGCCGCTGCCCTTAGTCCGGATACCGCTCCGCCGGTAAACTTATCCGCCGCGCTTTCGAGTTGCCCAAATGAGGAACCTAGATCGGAGGTAGATTCTTCTACCTTGTTTACTTCCTTGGCCGCTTTATCGAGGCCCGTAACTTTAACGTTAACGTCTACGTCCTGAGCCATTGCGGATACCTTTTTTAATTTTACTCCAAGGCGATTCGTTACCGAGTTCATAGTAACCATAGAGGCGGCCTAAATCATCATGGCCGTAAACCTCTACTTTCTGAGAAATAGATAGCGCCTTAACGATTATCTCTCCCGTGTTATGAATGTATTTTCTCATTCTTGAATTATTACGAGGCTATCTTCTGTAATGATAGGATCTCCGCTCTCGGTTGTTATTGCGTCTTGCCCTCTGAAACTAGATATAGAAACTGTACGAGTCATTTCTACATCTAACTCCCATTCGCATTCGCTTCCCGTATCTGAAGTAATTAAAATCCTTACCGTTCCTTTTTGTGTTCCGCTGGATGCGGTAGCTATGCTAACTGTTCGAGCGCCTGTAGTCGGTGTTTTTTCTTGGGTTTGCGAATTAATTTGGGTAAAGGAATCCGAGCCTCGAACTATAGCCGTCCATTCTTGAAAATCCTGATCTCCTACGTTTCCGGTTCCTCCCGTTTTTCCTACTTGTACACTTGTTGCCCGGATAGTAAATGCAGCATGGGTAGCCTCATCTACCATAATTATACGTCCGCCACCTACCGGCCGAGCCGCTGAAGTTGTAGAGCCATCCGTTCGACCGGTCATTATAAAGCGATCGGTTACGGCTATATCGCCATTCGATAGGTTTCTTACTCTTCGGGTTGTTTGGTTAGCGGGTAGGTTCAATCGGTTTAATTGATGCCTAGCCGTTCCTTCTGCGCTCTCATCGTAATCATCTACAGAAACTTTACCGGGCAAGCCTCCTCCTGATGGGTTGCCTCCTCCACCAGTAAAGCCGCTATCTATTACTACATCATCTTTGATAGGGCCGCCGCCACCTCCTCCGGTTGCTCCTCCTCCTCCTGTATCGTTATCGGGCGGATTCCACCAGCATAGATTATCTTGGTAAGTAAAGCCGTTAGACTCGCAACAGATTTGCCCGGGATCGGTTACCGGTGTGCCGGTAGAATCTACAAAGCGAACCGTACCATCGAAGAGGGGAAAGGTTGGATAGTTCTCACAGCCGCCGAACGTTTCTCTTCCTAAATCTCGAAGGAAAACGCATTGCGTTGTTTCGTGGGTTCCGGCTTGATAGTTTCTGATCTCCGTTAAACGGTATGCGCTTCCCTCTATAAAGATTCGGTTATTAAATCGCAGCGATCTGATATCGGATGCCGTTAGATAAAATGATGCCTCAAATATCCGTGAATCTGGCGAATAGATGGAATTGATATACTTGCGCCAATACTGATGAAAATAACCACCTACACTTGTTTGGCTAATTAACGCGCTATTCATAGAGAATGGCGGGGTAGTTCCTTGCCAATATAAAGAGAGCGCGGTACTTGTTACGGGGCTTTCGTTATATGGAGAGCAAAAAGCTAAATCCGTAAACTCAGTTCCTTGTATGAATATAGAAGCGGGAAGCGTTATTAGCGATTGTAGGCAAAAGAGTTTCGGCGGTTGGGCCTTCCATGAAGTAGCGCCCTCATCGTTAACGCTATAGAACCTACCGGCTAGATATCCGGGAATATCTGTATTTGGATCCCCATAACTATTAGGAATCGGGTAAACATGGAACGGAGCAAATAACGGAGTATTCTTTAACTCACCTTGCGAAAATTCATCATCTATAACTTGAACATAACGGCCAAAGGTTGTACCTCCGCTTTCTTGGATATAGGTATTTCCTACATCGCTAGATGGAGCATCGCCTAGGTTAATCGTTTTCGTTTTTAGTTGCGTAGTAGGTTGAATCTTGCGCTCCTTATCATAGTCCATTTTATCCGACCAATCCAAAGTAGAACCCGATTCTATCCAAGTATCGTAGGGTTCGATAATGAGTTGCGAAGGGTTATCTATATCCGCCTCGATAACTAGGTTAAACCTTTGCGCTAAGTCTTTAATAAATGCGGCCTGAGATACTGGCGGCATACATCGCGGAACTAAGCATTCCGCTTCGATAGCCTGAGCGCCTTTGAAATAGATAAAGGAATTAACGCCTCCGTTTGATTGTAGAACGGTTACGTTCTGATCTGGGTTACTTATTTGAAAAAACGGATTGAACCAGATCCTTAATTGTACCGCCTCAAATTGTTGTACATCTGGGATAACTCCCGTTGCCGTTACCTGTGCTATTTGGCCTTGCGTAGCCAATACCGTTATAACCGATCCGCTCGATTGACCACTAGCGGAAACTACTTCTACAAAAACAGATCCTACCGTCCAATTACTGCCGCCCGATTGAATGAAAATGGAGTAGC